ATTGTTTGTCGTGGAACATGAAAAAAACGAAGGCCGGAGGCAGGCCGGAGGGTTGACCGGAGGGTAAGCCACCCTTAACACACTGAAAAATAACGAAAGGCCGGAGGGCCGGAAGGGCCGGAGGGTATTCCTCGCGTGTGGGTACAACGAATGGGAACCGAACCCCATAGAGGACATAAACACGCGCACCCACGCGCGCGCGTTAACCCTCCGGCCCTTCCGGCCCTCCGGCCTTTCTATAGAATTCAAGCGCTTACAAAACTTCGGGCCTCCGGCCTGCATCCGGCCACCCTCCGGCCTATTCATCATGCGGCTCCAGGTTTCTCTCCCAGCGCGCCACAAACTCACCCAGCCAATCCTTTTGCGACTTACCCTCTGGCGGCTCGCCCACCTGGAAGAACGTACCCTTGCGCTCATTCACTCCCAGCTGATACTTCACATCACGCCGCCTGCGCTCCCTACCGGAAAGGGCGCCGGAAAACCGTTCACGGGTCATTGCACGCTCACCAGCATCAGAACACCACTGCCGGTACAACTTGTACAAATCGTTCACCAGGCACGTTTCGTAAGAGAACTTTGGGGCCATGTGCCCCGCCTTCCAATCCTGATGAAACAGATCCCAACTTGGCCTGCCGAAATCAATCAGCCTGGCCTTAGCTTCAGTCATCGGGGGTTCACGGTGAGTATCGAAAGGGAGAGGCTCCGGATCAGCGCGATCACTCCATTCCATCCGTATCTGCAACAGGAACTGATAGAACGCCTCAAGCCCTCCGTGCTCACACTCATGAAGCACGCCCTGCTTCAGCTCATGCGCTAACTTAGTCTCAGGCCAAACCACCAGCATGCGCCGGTCGCTAGGCTCAACAGGGAAAGGCTGCAACTCATTAGACAGGAACACCGCATTCATGTGGTTGGATTCTTCCCAGCCACTCACAAACTTCTTCTCAATGCGATGGGTATCGCCAGTGATCATGTGCTTCAGCGTGCCAGTGTGGCTGTACTTCTGATCCCGGCTAAAGATCTCCTCGAACAACCCGAACAGCTTCTGGCTGCGCCAATCCGTGTACTGCGATTCAAGCTGATGCTGCCCAAGTGTAGCGGCATACTCACCGTACATAGGCTTGATCACCCGCTCAAACAACAGGCTCTTACCCGTGCCCTGTGTCTCCGAGTGCATCAACACAGCCGTGGCCATCTTCGCGCCCACATGCTGCAACGGAAAGGCCAGCCACCGAAGAAACCACTTCACCACCACCTGGTCACCGTTACACAGGTGATCGACCAACCGCAGGATGTAGTTGCATTGCAGCAGCTCACCAGCAGGCTTCAGCGGCAGCCCGCGAAACATATTGATATAGCCATCGTCCGGACTGAACTGCTGAACAGGATCAAAGACCAGCTTGTCACGGTCGATCAATTCGCGGTCAGGATGCTCAAGCCACTGCGAGTACCAGCGGTGCAGCAACGGCTTCAGATCATTCAGCGCCACAATTTCCCGCCGCTCCCGATCCCAGGCATTCTGTGACGGATACAGCAGCACAAACCGCCGCAGCGCCATACCCAATTCCCCGCCCCCCTTCTTTTGGGCGGCAGAGGCCTTACGCGCTACATCAGAATGCTGAACGGTGCGGCGCTTATCGCTATCCTTCCACGCCTTGTACACCTCAGCACCGATCCAATCTCTGACCTGCTTTTCCTTCAGCAATTTATGCGTTTGGTTATCCCAGATCCGGCCTTCTGGCACCGTCCAGGCAAAACGCTTCAGCGCTTCTGCAAAATCAACAAGAGAAACGGCCCCAGACTCGGAGCCGCCATTATCAGAGGGTATGGGAGATTCAGCAGGCGCATCATTTGCCGCCAGGGCCTGCTTTAGCCCCTCCTCCAGCTGCTTCTTCGCCTCGCGCTTTCCATGCAGCAGCGCAAGGTCATTCCAATCACCATGCTCCATCAAGCTGCATCCTTCTTCGGGAAACTCGGCACCAGAATCACACCACCAAACGCCTGCTGGCATTTCAGCGCCGCATCCTGCCCTGCCCGCCGCCCGGTCTTCTCATTAGGCTTGTCGTTATCGGCCAACCAGATCGGCGTCTTGTCCACCAGCTTGCTGGCCTTATGCATCTCAGCAGCCACCGCATGGAGGTTGCCGGAATCGAAACAGCAGACCACAGGCCAGCCCGCCCCCAGTTGATACGCCGTGGCGGCAGTAGCATAGCCTTCTGCAAAACCCACCAGCTGCGCGCCCTCAAGGTCGCCCAACACATGGAACAAACCCTTCTTGCGGGCATACTTCGGAAACAGCTTGGTACCCTGTTCATTCACCGTCTGGATGGACCACACCAAGCCTTCGCAATCCATCATCGGCACCGCAATGGCACCGCTCTTCAACATCAGGAAAGAAATATGGTCGGGCCGCGGCTTAGGCATAGCCCCGAACCAATCGCGGATATCGGTACCCAGCTTGATCTCACAGGCCTGGGCCTGGTCATCGATCACCAACAGCACCGCATTACGGAAGAACCGCACCCCATGGGCACCTACCCCTTTCTTGCCAAGGTAGGCACTTCTGCCACTCGCCTGGGTATGCTCTGTCCAAATCTTCTGACAAGCAGAGGCAACCGCCTCCTGCATAGCCATCGCCTGGGCTTCATCCGCCTCAATCTCGGCCTGCCGCTCTTTCCTTCGGGCCTCATGCTCAGCAGCCAGCCGCCGCTTCTCTTCCACGGTGAGCTCACGCTGCGGCCTTTCCCAGCCACCATCCAGCGCCTGCTTGATCAGCGTGCCAATGGAATAATGCCCCGCCTTGGCACTGCGCCAGGTGGCCTTACACGCGCCCTTGTCGTAACTCTGCCCCTGCTGGCTCCAGCCCTCGAACAGATCCCAACCTTGGTCGCCGTACTCGCTTTTCAGAGCACCCGCAATAGAAAACCAGGTATCGCGGTCACAGTTTGGATCGACGTACAACAACGCCTGCTCAGCTTCATGGATAGCAACGGGATCCGCCATCACTCACCCCCAAAGCATTTCGCTGCTTCCACCAGGCTGAAGCCGGACTGCACAAGCCGATACAGGCTCTTTTCCAACACAGCCAGTTCATCCTGATCCACCACGCCATCAGCGAGCGCATCCCGCACATCGGTAGTCATCTTGCCCACCCGACTCACCAGATCGGCCAAGCCACCGAAAAGCTCAGACTGGGAAGAATCCCCAGCCTGCGGCATGGGCAACCAGACACACCCGGTAATCAACGAAATCGCGTCGAGAATCTGCTCAACATCGCCATGGTCACGGGCATACTCAGTGATCAACTCAAACTGCTGCAGCGTGGGGTTACGGTCCACATCGTTAACATTCAGGTTGTTATAAAGCGCTTGCGGGTGCAGGTCGTAGGTGGCCGCAATCTTCTTTAGGCCTTGCCGTTTGGCTGTCATCGCCAGGGCAGTTTTCAGGTCAGGCAACGTATTCTGAGCCAGCTCAGCGCGGCTCATGCGTGGTTTAGTCATGATGAAACTCTCTCCCGGGTTTCTCTTAATTAGCGTGCCACAACCCCTGATACTTAAAGACTCAAGCCGCCTCTTTAGCCCGATTAGGCTTAGCTTTTTTTAGAAGCTCACTTGCAGGAAAAAGGCCATCTGACGCACCCGCCAAAAGATCCGCATAACAGGTTTCACCTGTGTAATCAGTTCTTGGAAGGGCATCGGCCTCAAGCCATTTGTAGACAGCACGCGGGGATACACGGCAAATCTCAGCGGCGCACTTCACCCCGCCAAGCCCATCAATAACCTTTCTGAGATACGACATGAGGAACATTCCAATATGTACTTTTGGTACATCCTACAACGGAACTGAAAGTACAATCAACAATCGCGATAATGTACCCATGGTTCATTCATCAGAGCAGGTCAGAAAAGAGTTCGCCCAAAGGCTCAAAACCGCAGCGAAACAGGCAGGTTATGAGGAGCGAGGGCTTGGAGCTCTTCTGGCTAAAATTACTGACTCCACCCCCAAGGCAGCCAGCAAGTGGCTTTCTGCCGAATCAATACCACGCCCAGGGAAAATGGCGGTTATAGCCAAAAAGCTGAAAGTGTCACAACAATGGCTTCAGTTCGGAGAAGGCAGCGAAATCAGGGAACCCAAGCAAAATTACTCTTCCAGCAATGTAGAAGCCGCCCCCAGTGCCAAAGAATCTAAAATCGCACCAGTGATCAGCTGGGTACAAGCGGGGGAATGGTCTGAAGCTGTTGACATTCACCACCCTGGCTATGGGGACAGCTTTGAATCAGTGCCAGACAACTCTGGCAGCAACGTCTTCTGGCTTCGGGTTATGGGTGACTCAATGACCGCCCCATCCGGAACAAGCGTGCCCGAGGGACACCTCATACTCGTAGATCCAGATGGCGACCCCGTTAACGGGAGCCTTGTAGTAGCCAAACTGGTAGATAGCCAAGAGGTCACCTTCAAGAAATTAGTTATAGATTCCGGATTTCGTTACCTCAAACCTCTAAACCCTGACTACAAAACAATCCAGATTAATGGAAACTGCCGGATCGTCGGGGTGGTTATAGAGGCAAAAATTAAGTTTTAATCATAGGATAGTTAACCAACAGGGAAGAAAAATGAAACGCATACTCACCGTCACGATATTGCTTTTAAACCTTGCAGCCTGCGCCACCAGCAGCTACTCAGTAGGAAAACCATTCCCATCCGATCAGGTTGCAACAATCAAGAAAGGCGAAACAACCACCACTGAGATTTTGGCTAAATTTGGAGAACCGTTTTCTAAATCTGCTATATCGGCAACACAGGAGAAGTGGCTATATTCCTATGTTGAAGGTTCCGCTAACGTCAACCTTGGGCAAGTCAAAAGCACCGGAACACAAAAAACCCTGGACCTCCTGCTGGATAACGAAATTGTAGTCAACTACACCTTTACTGAAGGCCCGGTCAGCACCTACATGACCAAATAAACCCTAGCTGATAGCCCCCCCCGGCCTGGCAACAAGTCAGGCCACTCCAACCTCACCCCTTCATCACCCACTCCCGAAGATCCAAGCGCCAAAAATGTACTTTCTGTACATCTCCTCTTGACTATGTACTTTCGGTTCCATATCGTTAATGTACTTTCGGTACACATAGCAATTCAGGGAGATCAAGATGGCGACCATCCACATCCACCCCACAGCAACTCATAGGGCCTGCATCAAAGCTCTGCAAGCCCGCACCGGCATGGTGGCAGTTATCAGCGGCAACCGCGCCGATCTGATCAGCGACATTGAGTTCGCCAACCGCCCCGACCAGCGCGACACCTGGGAAGACATCGCCAATGACGACGGCCCCAGCGCAGCCTAAGCAGAGCAAAGGGAGAGAACAACACATGGAACAGACAAGCATTCCAGCCCGCATCCACAACGCCCAGCGCGCCTTCAACCGCCTGATCGTAACCCGTGATATGCAACAGGCCATGGCCGGCAGCGGCCGTTTACTCAGCCGCTATCTCGATGACCTGCCAGACGGCTCCGGCGCCCTTCATGCCCGTGCCCGCATCACCGAACTGGCCGATCAGTACCTGAAGAAGTGCGAGCGGTACAAGGCAGGGAGAAAAGCAGCATGAATCTGCTAACCATTGAGCTGAGCGCGGCCAAAAACGAACTGGATATGGCCCGCGATCAGATCCTGCGGGATCTAAAACTTGGCGTAGAGAAGACGCTCACAGGTGATTTTGACCATACCCACGTGATCCTGCTCCGACTGGACGGCATCTGGTGCGCGTTTACCTGTCACCCCCTTGGACATCTTGCCCACCGAGCAAAGATTCTGATTGATGCCGCCCGCAGCCACTATCACGGCATTCCCTACATTCTGACCCCAACTGGGCGGCAGCTAGCTGGCCTTGCCGAAGGAGAACCCGCATGAAAATCATCGCCTTCACCGGCCCAGGTGGCGCCGGCAAGAACACCGCCGCCGAGGCCTTGCAACAAGCCTATCAGGCCCACCTGATCGCCTTCGCCGACCCGCTCTACAAACTCGCGGCAGAGGCCATGGGCATAAGCGTGGCAGAGGTTCGAACTGCAAAAGAATCGGGCAGCACCATCGTGCGCACTCTTCTCGAAAAGCTGGGTGACGCCCTACGCGAAAGCCTTGGCGAAGAACACCTGATCGACAAGCTGATCGACCGAATTCGCTTGGTAGAACGCGTACGCAAACAGGACGCCATGATCGTCATCACCGATCTGCGCACCGAAGAAGAAGCAACCTGGGTGCGCTGCATGGGCGGCTTCGTGGTCCACGTTCACCGCACCACTGGCACCAGCAACAGCACTCACGCCACCAACCGGCCCATCGTCATGGAAGACAGCGACGGCTACCTACTGAACGATGGCACCGTGGATGACCTGCACGCCCAGACCAATCTGGCTGTCACCCAGTGGCTGCTTAACAAGGAAAAGGCCCGCCTGGTCACTGGCAAAGCCAACGGGAGGGCAGCGTGAACCTGCTAGCCCGCTTCCTATACCGGCTCACTGCCAACCGCCCCACTCGGCTGATCAAAATCGAAGGCAAGCCCTACATGGAGCGGTACTTCATCGGCCAGCTGCTGGGCCTCACGGTCTACCTGCACCGGTTCGTGCGCGACGATCACGAACGCAGCCTGCACAACCACCCGTGGAACCACGCCATCAGCCTGGTGCTCACCGGCCACTACCGCGAACACCACGCGCCATTCGCCCGGTGGATTGAACCGGACCTGGTAGTGGCCACCGTAGAGACGCGCCCAGTCCGCTGGTTCAACCACATCACGCGGGCAACCCTGCACCGCATCGCAGGCGTAAAGCCGGAGACTTGGACGCTCTTCATCCACACCGATTGGAAGCACAAATGGGGCTTCCTGCACCGCCTGGGCGTGCACTGGCCCCACTACGAATACCGGATTTACCAATCCGATCAGCCCCGGGAATGGTGGCACACCGCCAAACCGGGCCGGCGGATCGGCAGGGAGCCATTCGGAGGATAACCATGAGCCAGCCCACCTACCGCATCAAGCAAGCCGCGTACCGCCTTGGCATCAAGCCAGGCCAGCTCCGCGACCAGCTGCGAGACATGGGCGCCATCACCGCCGAAGAACGGGCCCACCCAACATGGGTGCGCGAGGGCTGGCTCAAAGAAGAACACACCCAGTACCACCACCCCGTAGTGGGCTGGACATGGCGAACACGCATCGACATCACCGAAGCCGGCCTGGCTGAACTATTTGGCCGGATTGATCAAGCCGCATAGAGGGGCACATGGAATGGACGCAAAAGCACAAATACGCACTCAGCGCCGGGGCCTACCAGGTCAGCAAAACATTCACAGCCGCCAAGGCCGTGTACACCGCCTGGCCACCCAAACCGCCCTACAGCAGAGCCCTGCCATGGCAGGCCCTCGTGCACCAGTGCATTGGCTGCTACAGCGCTGCCGACCAGGCAAAAGCCGCCTGCGAAGCCCACTGCGCCATACAGAGCCTGTGCAGCTTCGCCTGCCGACTGAGCAGCAACAAAGACAAACCGACCGCGCCCTGCTGATCGTGATCCTGCTCAGCGGCAGCGCCCTTGCAATCTGGCTGCTACTGCGATGAACACACTATTTCTACTCATGGCCGAATTCGAGACAGCGGAAATCCCGCTGGACGCCCTCGCCGAAAAATACCTCGGCCTGAGCCCGGCCCAAGCCAAACGCCGCGCCGCCCGCCAGGCACTGCCGTTTCCAGCGCACCGGGGCACACGGAGCCAGAAGGCCCCGTGGCTAGTGCACGCCCAAGACCTCGCCAACCACCTCGACGCGCAACGCAACGAAGCCGCCCGGGAATGGAAAGCGATCAACGAAGCAGCTTAACCACCAACCCCCAATGGGAGAGAGAACCATGCGTACAAACGTAGATGACTTCATCAGCGAACTGGACGGCGGCATGTTCGCCCAAAAGCTCGGCCAAGCCCTGTCCGATGTCGCCGCCGGCACCATCGACCACGGCAAAGGCAGAAAGAAAGGGAAGATCACCATCGAGCTGGACGTTCAGCAGATCGGTGAATCCCACCAGGTGCAAATCGGCCACACCCTGAAAGTGTCGCGCCCCACCCTGCGCGGCAAAGCCACCGAGGAAGACACCACCACCACACCCATGTATGTGGGCAAGGGCGGCAAGATGACTATCGCCCCCGATGCCCAGATGGATTTCCTGAAAACACCCGCCAAAGAGGAGCACTAACCCAATGGAAGCACTCACCTCAACCAGCCTCCTGGAATTCATCCAGGACAACGCCACCCGCCTTGCATTCAATACGGCGGCCTCCATGAAAGAACTGGACGTAGCAGCCCTGCCCAACGATACGACTGTGCTGGAACTGGAGAAATTCAAACCCCAGCGCAACCGATTCCGTGGACAGTTTGTGACACGCAGCATCGAAGACTTTGTGAATTACACGGAAA